GATCCATTATAATAACTTTAAAGTCAGGATCAATAGCATGTATTGCATCACGCTTTTTACCATTGGCTATACGTCTTGCACGAGACCTTTCAGTCTTCTTAGCATTCATTTCTCTGCGTACTCTCTTGCGTTCAATGGTTCTTTCTTTAGCACTTTTCATAGCTATCTCCATATTATGTTGGTTAAAATCATTGCTAGCTCCCCTGTACAGAGTTCTCCGGTACTACATACCTAGAGTTCAATCCCATTATAATGACGGTAAATCAAGTTACCAAACATTAGTGAGATTAGCTAGCAAGTATAAATTATTACAGGGCCTCAATCACATATCTCTAGAGGAATGAGCTTATTGCTACCTTTATCCTGTCTTTGGTATGTTTAGTATAAGTTGGTACTTATCTTATCTCCTCTCGCTTGAGTGGACATAAGTAATACAGAGAGTGA